CTCGACAATACGGCGCTAAAGCTACTGCTCGAGGCGGCAGTATGGGGCGTGAAGTGAGCGCTTTTTTTTGTCCAGCTGGTTTCTAAATAGCAAATAACAAGAGCAAAGCGCCGCGAACGAAATGGAAAAACTCAGCTCCGATAAGCTCACGTCCCTTGTCCTGTTAGCCAGCGCCATTGCCGCACTGGCTCTATTGGCCTGGATTTGCGTGGATATTCTAGGCGTTACGCTATGAGTCGCCGCTGCTCACGTGCGAAAGCGCCATCTGAAAGAATTACCGAGGCTGCGTTTACTGCGCAGGTGATAGCGCTCGCGCGCTGGTACAAGTGGCGCGTGGCGCACTTCAGGCCGGCAATGACAAAGCGGGGCAGATGGGTAACGGCAGTGCAAGGCGACGGCGCGGGGTTTCCAGATTTAGTGCTGGTTCGCAACGGTTCGCTTATATTCGCAGAATTAAAGTCGGTTAATGGTAAGGTAGCCCCTAACCAGCAAGAGTGGCTTAAATCGCTTTCTAGTGCGTCCGGCGTGGCAGTTTATGTGTGGAAGCCCTACGAAATAAACGAAATTGAAAAGGTGCTCAAATAGAAGGGGGGTGAAAATAAATGAATATGCTAAAGGCATTTAGTCTAGCCGCTATCCTGACGCTAGTGCTCGATTTAGGCTTGTATCAGGTTGCCGCCCGCACTCAGCCGTGGGTAGGCGGTTATTATGATACGGAGCAGTGGGCGTGTGTTTACTGGATAGCCGGCATGCCGATTATCATCCCGTGCTGACGAAGGAAAAGGCTAGGGATTTGGGATAGTTGATGACATAAAGCTAACTCAAAGCAACTTCGATACAGACTACGGCGGCATACGGAACTGGCGAATACTTAACTTCAACGGCAGCGAGGAGCCGCCGCAACGGGAATTCAAGCCGGTAGAAAAACTGTTTCTGGCCGTGCTCATGGATGCAGTTAATACGCTAAAGAACGGCCCCACTCAGCGAAGTAGCGCCAAATGCTGTCACAACACAGAGCGATGGCTTATGTCTAACAAAGATGATTACTGCTTTAGTTTCACTGCAATCTGTGAATATTTCGGCTGGGCGCCTAGTTTTGTGAGAAAGAGCATTATCGAGTATCTGCGGGTGAATCAGCGAACTGAGCCCAAGCTGCGGCGGCGCCAGGTGAGAAAAGGGTGGAAGGTGGGCCATAAGTGCTGAGCCATGTTGATCTTTTCTCTGGCATCGGCGGCTTCGCTCTGGCCGCGAGGTGGGCCGGGTTCCAGACAGTGGCGTTCGTGGAGATCGAAGAATATGCGCAAGCGGTACTCAAGAAAAACTTCGACGCTTTTCCCGTCGCCCATGCCGAGCGACGTGACCGGCGGCAGGACGACCAAGGGCAGGGAGAGGCAAGACGAGGGCGGGCTGCGGAAGCACGTGCTATGGCCGACGCCGACGCAGCAACAGCCAACGGTGATTCATCAAAGTCCGAATGGTGGTCCGCCGCAGAATTTGCGCATTGCAGTCCTAGAATCTATGGAGACATCCGAGACTTCGACGGAGCCGCCTACCGGGGAGCGACTCTACTTACCGGCGGGTTTCCTTGCCAGCCATTTTCCCAGGCCGGGAAGCGCAGAGGCGCGGCAGATGACCGTCACCTCTGGCCTGAGATGCACCGCGTTATTGGAGAATCGCACCCCGCTTGGGTCGTTGCGGAGAATGTTGCTGGAATCGTCACGATGGAACTCGACAACGTGCTTTCTGACCTGGAAGGTGAAGGCTACGCCGTCCAACCGTTTATTATTCCAGCTTGCGCCGTTGATGCCGGACACAGACGAGACAGAGTTTGGATTGTGGGCCACGGCGACGGAGCAGGACTCGGCGAACGACGGAGGGCCGAGCCAGTACGAGCGCCACAGTCTGCCGCTCAATGCGGAAGTGAAGATGTGGCCGACGCCGCGCCACGAGGGATTCGATGCGGGGAAGCATCGGGGAGTGCCGGACAGTCTGCACAGTGCGGTGAAACTCTGGCCGACAGTATCAGCGAACAACCAGAAGGGCGGAACGACGGGGCTGAACGGCGGCAGCGGCGCGGGAGCGAAGCTATTGGAGATAGTTGGCCGGAAAGAACAATTACTGATGTCCGGTGGCTCCCTGAACCCGACGTGGGTCGAGTGGCTCATGGGATACCCAACAGGGTGGACCGCCTTAAAGGATTGGGCAACGCGATTGTCCCGCAGGTCGCGTATGAAATCTTAAGAGGAATTGCAGAGCTGGAGAAAGTTTCTGTTTTCTAAACACCAGCGGTTGTGATATTGCTGTTTAGCAATTAGCAAACGGCAAACCGCGTCCCGGCCAGGGGTTGAAATCGCACGATTTTCGCATTTATGCCAAAGGGAGTTAAAGGGTTTCAAAAAGGTAATCCATACGGCGGCTATCACGAAAATGCGGGGCGACCGACGAATGACGAGGTAGAGGAGCGCTTAACCCTAGCGCAGGCAATCGAGCGCGAGGGGCAGCGCCGAGCGGCCAGGCTTGCACACCGTTATTATGAAATGGCTGAACAAGATCCGGCCACTATGCGTCATGTGGTCGACGGCACACGGGTGAAGAATGGCGCAGAGCCCGCCGCGATCATCCACCAGTTCATCCAGTTCAACGCAAATCATTCAAATACCTTACAATTACCTGCCGAGGGACTACCAGGTGCCGTTCTGGGTAGCGATGACGCAGGAGCGAAAGCGCCGGGCGGTGATGATCTGGCACCGGCGCAGCGGCAAGGACAAGACAGCATTGAATTTCGCAGTTTCGCAAATGTTCCCGGAAAACGGCGGTAGGATAGGCACTTACTACCATCTGTTTCCCACCTATGCCCAAGGCAAAAAAGTGATGTGGGACGGCGATGACAAGACGGGCTACAAGTCGATGAACCACTTTCCAGGGTTCTCGGCTAGCAAACACCCGGCCGGCATAGTGGCACGCAAGAACGAGACAGAGCTGCGCGTGGAGCTAACTAATGGCAGCGCTTATCAGATTATCGGTACCGACAACATCGACAGCATCAGGGGCACTAATCCGGCAGGGGTTATATACAGCGAGTATGCGTGGCAGAATCCTCAGGCCGAACTGATACTTAGCCCGATATTAGCAGAGAATGGCGGCTGGGCTATCTTCAACAGCACACCGCTAGGGCATAACCACTGTGAGGGGCTTTACCGGATGGCCAAAAGCAACCCTGAGTGGTACTGCTCGCTGTTAACCGTCAACGATACTCGCGATCACAACGGCGAGCTTCTTTATACGCCTGAGAAGATAGAGTCAGAGCGAGCACGCCTGATCGCCCAGGGCAAGAACGAGAATGACGCCGAGACATTCATACAGCGGGAATATTATTGCAGTTTTGAAGGCTACCTAGAAGGCAGCTATTACAGCGAGCAGCTACGTGCAGCCCGGGCGCAGGGCCGTATCAGCCGCGTGCCGTGGCGGGTTAACGAGCCGGTGTATACGTTCTGGGATATTGGCGTGGGCGACAGCACAGCTATATGGTTCGGCCAGCGCTATAAGCACCTGATGCTTTTCGTTGACTACTACGAGGATCACGGCAAGCAGCTAGGGCACTATGCCAAGGTATTACATGAAAAACCATATACTTACGGTGGTCACTACTGGCCGCACGACGGCAAGAACCGTGACTTTAGCGGCCGTGAAGGTGAGGACCGCCGCGATACCGGGCAGCGGCTAGGGGTACGGCCTATCTACATCGTTCCACGGGGCGATATAGACGACGGCATAGACTCGGTACGCCGCTTATTCAGCCAGTGCTGGTTCGATGCCAAGTTATGCGCTAAGGGCCTGGATGCATTAGCTTCTTATCACAAGGAATGGGACGAGGATCGCAAAGAGTTCCGCCAGAAGCCGTTTCACGACTGGGCCAGCCATGGGGCCGATGCGTTTAGGACAATGGCTAAGTGCAGATGGGATCTGCCGGTGCAGGATGACGAGCATCATCGGCTGCCGCCATCAGCTATGTCGGCCT